GAAAATTACTCATCAGGGAATAACGTATATAGAATATATGACAATTCTAATGAGTTTAGAATTGAGTCGCAAATTTTTGGAAATGCCAATACTGCTAGTTCACCTATAGTTTTTGCCACATCAAACACTGATGGCAGACTCGCTCGTATGACCATCGACTCATCGGGCAAAGTTGCTATTGGTACAACACCATTAGATAATGCTACACTTACAGTTAAAGCTCCTTATGATACTAATACTGGAATTCATTTACAAGAATATGACACCTCAAATGCATGGGGATTATATACAGTTAAAGGTGATGATACCTTTAGAATTACAAGATATGCTAGTGCAGTATATAGTGATAAAATAGTAATTAAGTCTAATGGTTATGTTGGTATTAATGAAGACAACCCACAGGCGCTTTTTGTAGTTAATAATAACGGTGCAACTAATAATGCGTTTTATGTTGATGTGGGTAATGGCGCTGAACAAACGTTGTTTGAGCATACAGGGTCCAATACACCAGTTCCATTTGTTATAACAAAGTCTAATTATACTGGGGCATCTCAAGAATATGGTATTTTAGATTTGCACATGGCTCATAATACAGTTGGTGGTGGTTCGAATCTTCATTTCTCTTTAAAAAATAGTTCAGATACAAAAATAGAATATGGTGGAATAGGTGCTAGTATAGTTGATAATACTAATAGCTCTGAAGATGGAAATTTACATTTCTATGTAACTGAAGCTGGTAATATTAGACAAGAAAAATTAACACTTAGGTATGACGGTAATGTTGGTATTGGTGAAACTAATCCTAGTGAAAAATTACACATTAAACATGATTCCGGAGCTTTATTAATAAGACTGGAAAACGAAGATTCTGCAGCTGAAACATACACTCAATATGTGTGTCAAGATGGTGGATTTTTTAATACAGGAATAAGTTCTAATGCTTCTAACTATGCATTCTTTAACACAAACCAAGGGTCATATCGATGGTATGGTGGAGGTGGTGGAAATCCCGGAATGTATTATGATGGAAACCTTAAAATTGGAAGTGGTGGTGCGGCTAGTTTTACAGCTGGCGAAGGACTAGAAATAGAAAAAGCTGGCACTGCAACACTTAGATTACAAAATACATCTACTAGTAAATCTGTTGAACTTAATCAAGAATCACATTTCGTAATAGAAGCACAAAATACAGGCATGGATATTAGTTTACAACCTACACGAGTAGTTGATGTGCAGAAGCCTATTCATTCTTCAACAGATTCTGGAACTAATTTTTATACTCATTTATGTACTGGCAGTTTTTATTCATCTTCTGATACCGGTGTAGCTATTCATACAAATATACCTGGCCATAACCAATCCGGTAATGCTAATATGTTTTCATTTAGAGTTGTAGGATATTGGTATAACTCAAATAATGGTGGCGCCATTGATATGGTTTTAGGTTGCTATTCTGGCGAAAATAATTTTTATAATACAACTGTTCAAGGAACGATGCCAGAAGAATGGGTAGGAGAAATACAATTTTTAACTAATCCTAGTGGTAAGGTTACAGTCTTTTTAGGAACTACGAGTGGTGTTGCAAGGTGCGAATTAGCAGTCACTGATTTTGTACAAGGTTTTCAAAATGTACTTGAAAACTATGCAGTTGGTTGGTCAATGAGTACTTTATCATCATTGTCTGGTTATAGTAATGGAACAAAAGCTGTATATCGTGACCCTAAAGGAATTTTAATTGATGGTATACAAACTTCACCTATGAATACAACCTCTACAGGTGCTGTAGTATTAAGCACAAGTGCTACTTATACACCTATGAGTAAAAATAGTCATTTTAAAATAGATATTTTTTGTAATGTAAATACGACAGATGATGCTAATGGTGGAAATCAAAATCAAAATCCATATCGATATGGTAGAATGCAAAGAAGTATAAATGGTGGTACTTGGACTGATTGTAGTGATTTAGGAGTTGATGGTTTCAGTCAAGGAGCACAACAAGCTCATATAGAATTATCGCCGCCAAGAGTTGGTTCTGACAACACAGACCCTAATACCTATATGTCACAACAAGATAGATATAGAACAACTTCTAAATATTCTTGTATCATTGATGACCCAGACTTTAGTGATGAAGGCCAAACAATAGCATATAGGTTAGTATTATATCACGCCGGCGGCAATTCATTTATTCAAATTGGTGTAGCTAATGGTTTTGGTAGTGATGATGCTTATCCTGTACAACCGTATGGATTTGTTGCAACAGAAATATTACAAGGAACGTTCTAATGATTAAGATAGAAAATATAACATACGAACAGTTTATAGGAATAATGAATAACAGAGGTCATGAATTAGATATAACTTTGCGAGGTAATATATTAGAATGGAATGAAGATTCAGAACCGCCTACAAGAGAACAATTAGATGAATGGGGAATATCAGCTGAAAATAGCATAAAATTAAAACGACTAAGAGCAGAAAGAAATATGTTATTGAGTAGTTGTGATTGGACACAAAATTCAGATATACCAGAAGACATTAGGTTATCATGGCAAACATATCGTCAAGCATTAAGAGATATAACTGAAACATATACATCCTTAGATGATGTTGTGTGGCCAGAAAAACCAGAGGGATAAATAGTTAAATGGCATATACAATAAACAGAAGATTAGCACAATTAGTAGATGGTAATGGTCAGTTAAATACTGGTAAAATACCGAATGACTATATTACAAGCGACCATGTTGCAGATAATACTATTACTGCTGCAATGTTGCATACCTCGTTTACCGTATCAACAAGTAATTTAACTTCAATTGATACTGATGATGTATCAGAAGGAAGTACTAATCTTTATTATACGGATGCAAGAGCAGATGCTCGAATTGCAGCTGCGACAACAGATGATTTAACAGAAGGCTCAACTAATTTATATTTCACAAATGCAAGAATAGATTCGCATTTATCTGGTGGAACTGGAGTTACATATTCATCAGGTGCTATTGCAATAGGACAAGATGTAGGAACGTCTGCTACTCCGACCTTTGGTAATATTACAACAACTGGATATATAGCAGGTCCAGCAACATTTACTATCGACCCGGCTGCAGTAGGAAACAATACTGGAACAGTCGTTATCGCTGGTAATTTACAAGTTGATGGTACAACAACTACAATTAATTCTACTACAATGACAGTAGATGATTTAAATCTCACATTAGCATCAGGAGCAGCCAATGCGGCTGCAGCTAATGGCGCTGGAATTACAGTAGATGGAGCATCAGCCACAATTATCTATGATGGTACTAACGACGAATGGGACTTTAATAAAGATATTAATGTAACAGGTACAGCCACAATGGATGGTTTGACTGTTGATGGTGCTATAGCTGTAAACACAACCAGTCTTACTGGTATCGCTATTAATAGTACAAACAATGGCTCTCAAATTAGTTTTGAAAGTGCAGTATCGTCTGTTCCTTGGTACGTTGGCGTAAGTGGAGACTCAACGGAAGATTTTGTTGTTTATCAGTCAGGCACAGGCTCAGGGGCTGTAAGGCTATATACTGATGGGGATACTAGGCTAAACATAGCCAACAACGGAGACATCTCTTTTTACGAAGATACAGGAACTACGGCTAAGTTCTTTTGGGATGCAAGTGAAGAGAGATTAGATTTAACAGGCTCAGATTACCAGTTTGGTATAAAGCAAGGTTCTAATCAGCCTTGGTATAACAGAGCTGTTTCTGATGGTAGTTACAGGATACATTTAAATGGTACAGGCGATATACTAACCGCCACCTCAACAGGCATAGACGTAACAGGAACTATCTCTGCGGGCGTTTTTACAACTACTACTAATACAGGAATATTTTCCAATTCTATTGGTTCTTTTCCTTTAGTTACTTCCACACCATACGATTATGTTGCTAAATTTGAATCAACAGATGCAGGTGCGGCTATAATTATTGAAGATAGTAGCTCAACAAATAATGGCAATAGAGTAAGTGTTAATGGAGATACAATGAGTTTCTTCACTGGTGCATCTAGTGCTCTTACACTAGATGCATCACAAAATGCTACCTTTGCAGGAACTATTAATAGTGGTAGTGTTTTAAATGTAAATCACAGCACTACTGGAACTTATCCAAAGGCATCAGGAATTGGATTAGGAGCTACAAGTACTACTTATACTGTTTCAAGTAATGGTGGAACTGTTTCGTTTAATGGTGGTGTTGGTCTTTATGCTGAAAACACAGCAGCTAGTGGTAATCCAACAAATTTGGTGTTTTGGACTAATCATGCAGGAACTCCAGCAGAAGCTATGCGTATTGATAGTTTAGGCAATGTTGGAATTGGAACTGATAGTCCTAATTCATGGGCAAGTTATACAGATAATGCAGCCACTGTTTTACAAGTACAAGATACAAGTCAAAGAGCAAGGATTGTAATAAATGGTGGCGATGGAGCTCATTTAGATTTAATTGATTACTCAGGTTCTACAGATGATAAACATTTAAATTTTGTTGTAGATGGAGGAATTGGTAAATTTGGTTCATTAAATGATGCTGGAAATTCTTTTATTACAAATAATATATTGACAATGGATTTAAGTAATGGAAGTATTGGAATTGGAACAAATAATGTAGGTAATAATTCAAAACTTGATATCTATAATGCTTCAATGCAAATCATAAATACAGGAGCAACTGAAGGTAGTACTGCAGATGCATCATTACATATTAAAGGTGCTGAGCCTACACAAGATAGATTAACTCAATTAAGTGCAGTTGGCACATCGAAAAAAGCACTTAATTTAATTGCTTCTACTGATTCAAATGATGCTGCCCAATGGTGGTCATGGGGTGTTGATACGGATGACGAATTTAAAATATTGCATGGGATAGGCTTTTCTGATTCTAATGTAGGAATAAGAATTAATAGCTCAGGCAACGTTGGTATCGGAACAAGTTCTCCAGCAGAAAAACTGCACATATCAGGAGGTAATATACTCCTAAATAACGCACTAGAGATACGAACTAAAGATACTGGCGGAACTATTCGCACAATTATGCGGGCGAATAGTAGTAATGAATTAGAATACGGCTGGTCTGCAAATGCTCCTGTTAAGTTTATGGGTGGTGGATCATATACAGAGCGTATGCGTATTCATACAAACGGCAACGTTGGTATCGGAGTAATTTCACCTTCGTGGAATCTTCAAGTTGCTGGAAGGGCTCTTGTTGCCGACACGACAGCACGTTTACCATTTTATGTATCAAGAGCGGGTGGTGGTGCAGTAACAAATTCAGCAACTATTGTCTCTGGTGCAGTAGCTTACTTTAACGGAAATATCGCCGGAAGTGATGCTCTTAGAATAGGTGCTATGGATAATGGTACAGGCGCATATTATATTGATGTTAGTAACTACAATGCTACTGCCGCATATAATTTAGTATTACAACCATATCTCGGCAACGTTGGTATTGGAACTGATAGTCCTACAGGAAAGTTACATGTAAGTGGTGGTAGAATGGGAGTAATAGCCTCTAACTCTTATGCAAGTTGGGGTCATTTTAGAATAGCTAATACTTCAGACGCTGAAATAAGTATGGCATTTATTAATGGTGCTACTGAATCTGATTTTTTAAATGATGCAAACCCAGCATGTGCTTATAAAGTTGTAATGGGCATTAATCCTTATGGGGCCGGTAATAGAAACTTTGGTATAGGTAATGATACAATGGCAGATTACCATACTATTTGGACAGAAGCCGGTCATCAACTTCCAAGAGTAAATAATACTTTTGATTTAGGTTCTGCTTCATCTGGTTATAGAAATATCTATACTAATGACCTTAACTTATCAAATATGCCACCGGAAGGCGAGGATATGGAAGGAAATGCATATACAAGAGAAGGCAATGAAGTTGATGGAACAAATGGTTCTTGGACAATACAAGAAGGTGCTGATGATTTATTCTTAATTAATAGAAGAAATGGTAAAAAATATAAATTTAATCTTACGGAGGTAACAGACTAATGCCTTTATATATTACAGACGGAACAACTGCTAAAAAATCAGAAGGTCCTGGAGTAGTTTGGAGCAGTGGTTATACAAGTACTAGTGTATCTCATTTTGATGTTGAATATTCCAGTGCTAGAAATGCAGGTTATGGTAGATTTATAATCGAATTACATAATGTTGAAGTTAATGGGTATGCACTACTTATGACACCAATGAGTGCTGCAAATACACTAGACACAATTGGATGTTATGGAGGTTATTATTCTCATGGAGAAGGTAATGGAGATATTAGTAATAATGATTTAAGCTTTAATAATCGTAGAGGATTTCCAATTACGGCTTTAAAAACAGGTAATGAACTCAACGCTTATATGGGCAATTATACAATTAATATTTCTGACCCAACACGAGGTACAGGTAATGCTTTTCCAAATGTTTGGTGGCATGGAACCCATAGAATTTCCACTTCTTTAGCATCGCATATTGGTGGAGCTGGAGTACATAATAGGTTTAATTCACATTATGGTGTAAGATTTGAAACTACCGACCCATCAAATAATAGAATTAAGGAATATGGCTACACACTTTATGCCTTACGTTCCGGAACACTAAGTGTATAAGTAAGGGTAAAACTATTATAAATAGAATATAATAGGAATTAAATATGGCAAAACCAAATAGTAAACAAACATTTATCGATTATTGTTTAAGGTCATTGGGTGCACCAGTGATTGAGATTAATATAGATGATGACCAAATTGATGACAGAGTTGATGAAGCTTTACAATTTTATCAAACATATCACGCAGATTCAATTGAAAAATTTTATTTAAAACATCAAGTCACTCAAACAGATATCGATAATAAATATATTGCAATCAATGACTTAATTACAGATGTTGTAAGAGTTATGCCTATCAGAGATTCTGTTACATCAACTGATATGTTTGATATAAGATATCAAATACATTTAAACGATATTCATTCAGTCGGCTTTATGGGTAATTTAACTGAATACGTAATGTCAAGACAATTCTTATCTTTATTAGATGTTGTTGTCGATTCAGATGAAAAACATATCAACTTTGAAAGACATAAAAATAGATTAGAAATATTTATGGACTGGTCTGAAGAAGTTATTGTTGGTGATTACTTAATTGTAGAATGTTATAGAGTAATAGACCCTGACACATATACTGATGTTTATAACGATTATTTCTTAAAAAGATATTGTACTGCACTATTAAAAAGACAATGGGGACAAAACTTAATTAAGTTTGAAGGTATGGTAATGCCAGGTGGAGTAACGTTCAATGGTCGTCAATTGTTTGATGACGCAAACGAAGAATTAGTAAAATTAGAAGAAGAAGCTAGGCTTAATTGGGAACAACCAGTCGACTTCATGACAGGATAAAACATGCCGAGAAACGTATACTTTTCTCAGGCCGTCAAAAGTGAACAACACTTATACGAAGACCTGATAATAGAATCATTAGGAATATATGGACA